TCATTCATTATTTCAATCCAAGTTAATACCATTTGAATCTTTGATGGCAAAACAATTAAATCATCAAATATTTAAAATAATTAAAGAGAAATCAGAATTGGCTTCAAAATATTTATATGAAGAGAAGGGATATAAATGTTTAAGAGAGGGTTATGCCAACACAACATTAATTGCTATTGCCCCAACCAAGTCAAGTTCATTTATTTTAGGGCAAGTAAGTATGGGTATTGAGCCAATCAAATCAAATTATTTTATTAAAGATTTGGCTAAATCAAAAACAATTTATAAGAATCCATTTTTGGATATTGAATTGGATAAGTATGGTTTAAATACGCCAGAAACCTGGGAGAGTATTTTGAAGAAAGATGGATCAGTTCAGCATTTGGATTTTCCCACAAAAGAGGTGTTTAAATCATTTATTGAAATATCACCAAAAGAATTGATATTACAAGCAGCACAGAGGCAAAAATTTATTGACCAATCACAGTCATTAAATTTGATGATACATCCATCAGTTCCAGCAAAGGATATAAATCAATTATATCTATATGCTCATGAAGAGGGGGTTAAGACGCTTTACTATCAGTTTAGCCAAAGTTCAGCACAATCATTTGCAAGAAATATTAATGAGTGTGTGAGTTGTGAATCGTAGATTTGATACAATTTGTTAAATAAAAAACCCCCAGCCTATTAGTTTAGATTTGGGGGTTTTTAATATTAGTATTGATTTAAACTTATTTGCCACTCAATGTATCATAAAAATCTTCAAGTTTTGATAAATCAGATTTACTAAATGCAAAATTAGTATTCTCAAATTTATCTTTCATTGTTGAAAGTTTATCCATAATTTTGTTAATCATAGATATTGCTTTTTTACCAGTTGTTGCTTTACTTTCTTTATGGTAGTCCATAAAAAGGCCTTCACTTCCTTTATCTTCAACAATTCTTTTAACTAGTTTATTTAAACCAGCTTCTGTTAATCTTATTGTTCTCATAATTTTTTTTATATAAATATACAATAAATTAAAATAGTTTACAAATTTGTGAAAAAGATATATTTATATTTAAATGAGTTATAATGGCTGAAGGTTTTACATATGGTGTTGATTTCCCTTTTGATACATCTTTAAGGGGTGATGCATTAAAGATGACAGAATATATTGGTGATGAGATAAGAGCGTCATTATTACATTTGTTATTAACAAGAAAGGGTAGTAGATATTATTTACCAGATTTTGGAACAAGGCTATATGAATTTTTATTTGAACCTTTGGATATTGTTTCATTTGATGTTATTGAGGCAGATATTAGAGATTCTGTTGCCAAATACATACCAAATTTAACTATAATAAATATTGTTATTGAACCTTTGGATGTTAGTGAAGAGGTTAATACATCAAAATTAAATATTGATGATTTTGGTTTAAAACCATCTGACAAGATATATAGATCACCGGGTAATGGTACTTATCAAAATACAGCAAAAATAAAAATTGAATTCACATCAAACACAAATGCGTTTGCTGGGAGTGATTTTGTGGTTATAAATATATAATATGGCAGATAGACAAATTTCATATGGCGTTAGAGATTTTCAAGGAATAAGAGCAGAATTATTAAATTATGTTAAAACTTATTATCCTGATTTAATAAATGATTTTAATGATGCATCAATATTTTCAGTATTTCTTGATTTAAATGCTGCGGTTGCTGATAATTTACATTATCATATTGATAGAAGTTTACAAGAAACTGTTTTACAATATGCACAACAGAAATCATCAATATATAATATAGCAAGAACATATGGATTAAAATTGCCTGGGCAAAGGCCATCTTTAACTTTGTGTGATTTTTCCATAACTGTTCCGGTATCAAGTGATAAGCCAGATGGAAAGTTTGCTGGTCTTCTTCAAAGAGGGGCGCAAGTTTTGGGTAATGGAGTTATATTTGAAACAATTAATGATATTGATTTTTCATCTGACTATGATGCACAAGGTAATAAGAATAGAACGGTTATACCAAATTCATTAAATAGTAATATAATTAACTATACGTTAACAAAAAGAGAACCTGTAATTAATGGTGTGACAAAAGTATTTAAAAGGGTTATTACCTCATCTGATGTTAGACCATTTTTTGAATTGTTTTTACCAGAGAAGAATGTTTTGGGTATTACTAGTGTGATAACAAGAGATGGGCAAATTGGAACAGTCCCCCCAAATTCAGAATTTATTGGTGATACTAATAAATGGTATGAAGTAGATTCATTGGCAGAAGATAGGGTATTTATTGTTGATACAACAAAAAACACGGGATCCTCCCCTATTAAAGTTGGTAAATATATTCAAACAGAAAATAGATTTGTATCAGAATTTACTCCAGAAGGATATAAAAAAATTACATTTGGTAATGGGGTTAATACAGCATTGGAACAATTGAATCAATTTACAACAACAGGGCAATTTCCAACATTGCAGAATTATTTAAATAATTTTTCATTAGGAAGAACATTAAAGCCAAATACAACTTTATTTATTCAATATAGAGTTGGGGGTGGGTTAAATACAAATTTGGGGCCAAACACCATTAATCAAGTTGGTGTTAATACATTTTCTATTACTAATGGTAGTCCATCACAACAATCAGCAGTCATTAATTCATTGAGGGTTAACAATGCTTTCCCTGCAATTGGGGGTGCTGGTTTGCCAAGTGTTGAAGAAGTTAGAAATTTTGTTTCATTTAATTTTGCATCACAAAAACGTGCGGTAACAATAAGAGATTATGAATCAATCATAAGAAATATGCCCCCACAATTTGGTGCACCAGCAAAGGTTTCAGTTCAAGAAGTTGATAATAAAATCCAAATTCTTGTTTTGTCATATGATAATAATGGGAAATTGATTAGTGATAATTCAAGATTTTTAACAGATAACATTGCCAATTATGTTTCAAATTATAGGATGATTAATGACTATGTTGTTGTTTCATCAGCAAAGATACTTGATGTTAGTGTTGATGCCAATATCATAGTTGTTCAAGGGTTTGACACCAAAAGCATTGTTGAATCTGTCATATCTACCATTAACACCTATTTCTCACCACAGAATATGCAATTGGGTAAAGATATTAATTTATCTGAATTAAAAGGTAATATTCAAAAATTGACAGGGGTTGTGACAATTTCAAATCTTACAATTAAAAATGAGATTGGGGGTGATTATTCTGGGGATTTTGCAACAACAAGATTGGTTCCTGGGGCATCAAGAGTGATGGTTCCAACTGATGAGATAATTTTTGCTCAACCATCAGAAATATATCACATTAGATATCCAGAGAGAGATATAAGGATTAGTGTTAAAACAAACTCAGGAGTTACAATAGGATAATTCATTTATTTTACGTGTTTAGTCTTTATATTATATACAATAAAATATTTACTTAAAAAAAGGCTTGATGCAAAATACATATAGAATAAAAACCAATATTGGACAAGATAATTTTGTTAATTTTCAGTTAGACCAAAATATTGAATTTCTTGAAATTTTATCATTTAAAGTTAGACAATCTGATATCTATACATTGGATTGTGCCAATTATGGGGTTGTTGCAGGTAGGATTACAGCAAATAATGGTTTTGGATTGGCAAATGCTAGGGTATCAGTATTTATTCCACTATCAACAGAGGATGAAGATAATGCATTAATCAACTCAATTTACCCATATAAATCTATTGGTGATAAAAATGAGGAGGGATATAGATATAATTTATTACCATATGAACCATCTTATGAAGGTCATGTTGCCACAGGTAATTTTCCATCATTGAATGATGTTTTGGCAAAAAACCAATATATTGAAGTTTATGAGAAATATTATAAATTCACTGTAAAGACAAATGATAGTGGTGATTATATGATATTTGGAGTTCCAATTGGGGGACATACAGTTTTTATGGATTTGGATTTATCTGACATTGGGGCATTTTCATTAACTCCCCAAGATTTGATAAGGATGGGCAGAGCAGCAGAGGGTCAATTTAAGGGAAATTCATTTCAAGCATCAACAGATTTGGAATCATTGCCACAAATTGTTTCATTATCTAAAGGGATAGAAGTTTCACCATTCTGGGGGGATCCAGAAACTTGTGATTCAACAATTAATAGAGTTGATTTTGATTTAAGAACAGATGCTAGTATTGATATTCAACCAACATCAATCTTTATTGGGTCAATATTTGGAACAAATAACATAGATAGCGTTAAACTTAATTGTGGGGTTAAAGAATCTTTGGGGAATTTATGTTTGCTTGAAACTGGTCCAGGACTAATTCAATCAATTAGACAAACAAAAAGTATTGATTCAGATGGTTTGCCCATTCTTGAATTTTATGAATTGGATAATGGGGGTAGAGTTATTGATGGGGATGGTACTTGGGTTGTTGAAATGCCAATGAATTTGGATTATATCATAACTGATGAGAATGGAAATTTGCAAATAACAGAAGATGAAACAATAGGTATTCCAACAAGGGGAAAATATAGATTTAACATAAAATGGGAAGATTCTATTAGTTTAACAAACACAACAAGAAAAGCCAATTTTTTGGTGCCAAATATTAAAGAATATGGGTGGACAGAAGGGGGTGGTAATCCATCAAGTTCTGGGAGTAATGATGAAGCCAAAAAGGCACAAAGTGGTTCATATTATTTTGGACTTGATTGGAAAAAATATACAAACAAGATTGCTGCAATTAATTGTGAAGATACATTTTATGAATTTGAATATAATAAAGTATATACTGTTTCTGGATTGGTTGATCAATATCAGGGTGGGACAAATAAAGGCAAATTTATTGGAATTAAAGAAATTGGGGATAGAAGTTGTGAGCAAGTAATAAATAAATACCCAGTTAATGATGGTGTGAAAAACTTTGATTTGTTTTATTACTTATTTTCAATAATATTGCAAATTATTCAGTTTATTAATATTCCATTAATATTTGGATATCATTTGATTTCTTTTTTGTGGAATTTTATGGCTGTAATATTATTACCAGCAATAATTGTACTTTTGGGTTTTTTCATTAAAAATTATATATCTAATGTAATTAAAAATTATGCAATATCTGTTGCTTTATTTTCAGCAGGGATTATACCAACATTACCAACATTTGCATCATTTTTATTATTCCAAATTAGTAAAGATTTATTACTATTAGGCCCAATTTTATTTTTACTTGTTTATTTGACAATTAATTTTAAAAAAATAGTTAAGAAAAAATTAAAATTAATTCATTTGCCAAATATAACTTACCCAAATTGTGAGTTTTGCATTTGTGATATGGAAGAAGTTGATGTTGATTTAGGTAGTGGAATACAAAACAATGGAGTATTATCTCAGGTATCCAATTATACATTATATTATG